CAACTTTTGCAGTTGCGTAGATAGTGCGGATAACTTCACGGTTAATTTCAGCAAGAATTTCAGATGACAAGATGTTTGCCAATTCTGTTTCTGCATCTAAACCATGAACTGCTTTCAAGTCTTGTGCAAGTTCCATTGAGTATTCTGCTTTCAATGCATGGGTACGAGCAGTGACAGTTACTTTCTCAATAGAGAATGCCATTTCTTGGAATGTGTTAGAACCATCACCAAGAGCTTCGCCAGCGCCTGTTGTCATTGTACCTGGCAAGTTAGAGAATACTGTGTTTGCAAATACATTACCAGAAGTAGATGTATTAGATTGCAATGACAATGCAGCTTGTGATGCAGCACCAGAGAAGCCAGAGTTTGCTTCGTTGTAGAAAGCTTCTGTACCGCCTTGTGTGCTATAGCGTGAACGCATTGCAAAAATCAAACCTGTTGGACCAGTCATTGGTTGCACACCGCAAATATCATAAGCGATGAGGTTAGGTAATGAACGGCGAACTAAGCTGATTAAAATTGGGTCGAAACCGGCAACTGGTGAAGATGCAGAACCACCAAAACCACCTGATGCAACTGTGTTGGTCATCGAGTTTGTTGGGCCTGTTTCATTCAGGATTGCGCCTGCTTTTACCATTTCTTGAGCTTGATTCTCAAGAATAACCGCAGTAACGGCTTTGCGATACTTATCGCTAATTGCTGGAAGGTCTGGATGATCCAGGACGCCTTCCCATTTCTTTTGTAGTGATTCGGACAAATACATTTAATTATCTCCTAATGTGTTTAGAGTTTTGTTTTGGAAATTGCTTGTGATACTGCGGCAACAAATGGGTCAGTAATGACTTTTTGCTCTGTCGTATCTTCTACCTGTTCGTGCAAGTCATTTGCATCTGCTTTTTTAACACCAGATGGGAAATAGTTCTCACGGATTGTCTCAACCTTAGTTTTGTATTCGTCCTCTGTGGAGAATTCTACACTCTCTGCGAGTGTTTTAATTTTTTCGGTTTGAGTTGTTGTGAGACCTTCACAAACTTCACGGGTAATTTCATTCTTGCGTGATTCAACTAATGCCTTAGCATAACTAATACCACGCTCGATTTCTTCGTTGAGTTTGCTTTCAAGTTCTTCAACTTTACCTGCAAGTTCATCAACCAAGTCAACTTTTTCAGTTGGTACATCGATGTAGTGTTCTGCAAAGAGATTGCGTAAACCAGCAATGAATTCTTCTGTAAGTTCGGCACGGAGACCGGACTCAATAGCAATTTGGTTTTCTTCAATCCATTGTTCAACAACATAGTTGAGGTAATCATCAACTTTAGTTGTCAAGTCATCTTTGATTTCTGCAACGGCTTCTTCAAGCATACTTGCATACTTAGATTCAACTTGTTCTTCAATTTGTGATACTCGGTCTAATACACGAGCTTCAAAAATTGTAGCAGCTTTGGATTTGAATTCTTCTGAAATAGTAGAATCGTCAGAGAATAATGCATCCATATCCTCTTTCATTTTCTTTTTCATTTCTTCTTTCTTTTCGTCATCATGCATTTTTTCAGCAATGATTTCTTCTTCAGTTTCTTCTTCCTCAGAAACTTTTTTCAAAGTATCTTGTTTGTCAGATGAAGCATCGGAAGGTTTAGTTGTAGGTGCAGTTGCAGACTTAGCAGCTTTAGTAGTGTCGATTTTTTGGGAATCGTCATCTGGCTTACCATTTTCTGGTGTTGGACCACCAAGGTCTACTGCATCAGCACCGGGCATTTTTTCAATTGGCATAGACGAAGCACTTTTCTTGCTACCTGCAAGAATTTCTGCTGCGGCTTCCATGAGTTTATTTGTTGCCATTAGGAATCTCCTTATGATTTCTTATTTATAAAATTAAAGTTTTCGTAGGTAGTTTTCAAATATTTGAAGAGCGGTTTGTTCTATTTGAGACTTAGAAGCTCTTTTTATTTGTCTTTTTGCGTTATCGAAATCTACTTCTACGAAGCGTCCTTCGACAAACATCCACTCTTTGTTTTCCATAATACCATTTACAAAGGCACCTGGAGCAGAGGGGTCTGCTACAATGTCTGCTGCGGTAGCAAGGCGTAAATCGTCCTGTACCAAGTTATATCCTTCTTTAGTTTGCACTAAAGAACCCATTGCACGGGAAGAAACGCCAACTTGAATGTCATTGTCAATAAAGTTTTTGACAATCTGACCGTATGGTGTTTCCAAAATTAATGCTTTACCATAAAATGAATTTCCATCTTCTTTCAAAGATACGATTTTATGAGACACTCTTTCTAAGTTTAAAGAAGGTGTATCAGGATGACCTAGTTCACCCAAAGCACGATTTGTTTTGATAAATTCTTCGGTGTATCTCTCTACTTCACGGCGTAAAGTATCCATTTTATACATGCGGTTATTTTTGTTAACCTGTTCACCTACAAGAAATGTACCTTCAATGTAAAGTTTTCTTTTACCGTTCTCTGATGCTTCAGAAAGGTATTTTACACTTTCAATTGTTTCTGTTATAAGTTTCATTTTACAATCCTGTTAATGCAGGGTTATATGTGGCAGTCTTACTTACTGTTAGTAAAAGTGTACCACCTGTACCTGAATTGGTTACATAAATGTTTGAAGTAGAAGTATTTGCAATCGAAATGTCATATTGCGCCAAAGGCCAATCCACATTACCACCACCAGTTAAATCTAACACCAAAACACCTGAAGTATTATCGCCACGATATATTTTCCATGCACCATCTGATTGTGATGATATATGTGTAATAGAAGCAGCAGTAACAGTTTCGTCACTACCTGTTGATAATGTCGATAAGTTTATTGGCGTTGCAGTATTACCAACAACACGAATAACCGATTTACTTCTTTTGTTATTTACTATTTCGTATGGCATATTATCTTAGTCCCATTGATGCTCTCCTACGATTACTCATCTTTCTTTTCAAAAGTGAACGGCGTAGTTTCGCTCTTCTAGTTGTTTTCCATGAACGCTTTAATAAGCGTGCTTTTCTTAATCTTACTGTTGCGGGAATTCTTTTGACAGTATTTCCCGAAATTCTATATCCTTTGATACCAGACCGTCTGATGTTCTTTTGCACCACAATACGGCCTTTGGCATTTCGTCTAATTCTTCGGCGAATTTTAGTAATTCGACCCATTTTGATAAGGTTCGGATTTCTCGCCTCATCTATTTCAACCTCTTCAAAATTTTCCGATGCAACATATTTTTTAGCCTCTTGTAAACGAGCAGCAGTTATTGCATCAAGATGAGCAATAAGTTTTTCTTTTGCCTCATCTAGTCTGTTCTGAAATAGTAAATCTATAAAAGTCATTTTGCTTTACTAAATGCAAATGCCGCCACTTTTTCAAAATGTTCTGGACTTTTATGAACCATATCCGACAACTTCTTTTTATTCTCATCATTCACCGCTTTGTGAACTTGAGTAATAGCAGAAGCAGTATAATGGTCAACTTTTCTTGATTGACCATTTGCAAACTTAACAGATTGCGCTTGTTTACCTGCAACAATCTTGTGTAAACTATCCATTACCGATTCTTCAATCTCAACTGATTCACCTTGAATAGGTAATTCAACTTTCATACCATACGGTATGGTAAAGAACTTACTTAGTCTATCGTTATAGTATAAAGCAACTTTTGTTTTATTAGGATACATACGAACTGCTTTACGCTTCAATACTAAAACATAAGGAGGGTCATCTGGAATATCCAATGTCGCTTCTTCTATTTCAATATTTTCTCTAACTGTATCACCAAGTTTAAAACGATGTGCTTTAACTTTTTTACCTGAAGGACCAACTTTAAAATCAGCGGTATCTAATACTGCTTCTTCCACTTCAACATCTTCTCTAACTGCTCTTTTTGCTTGAGAGAGAATCTGTTTATTGTTGGTAATCAAATCTACCATTTTGTTAAACATGTTTTGCAGAATCATCCTGTCTGCATTATTAAAGACAGGTTTTTCTTCTTGCATCTTGTCGAGAATTTTATGTATTCTTTGAATCTGTGCCTTATTGCCCAGACCTGCTCGCACTAACATGTCAAACTTTGAGTAGTCTGACTTTTCTTCTTCTACAAGAGTTTTAAAATCTTGTAACGATTTCATTATGCCTCAGTATCTTCGGTATCTTGCACTTCTACTGATTCTTCTTTACCAGTAAATAGTGACTGAGCTAATTCTGTTTTACGAGCATCAAGTGATTCAAATGCACGAGCTGAAAGCAAGTCATTTAAAACATCTTTAGCTTCAACGGCATTACCTGTTGCCACACTATCAATAAATTTTGATACATCCATTTTATTTTCTCCTTAACGCCTATTTAGTATAGATGAATACTTCTCTACATCTGCATCTAACATAGGTGTTAGTGATTCAGATGAGCCTTGTTCAACTGTATTATCTTCTGGTGGGTATTGTTCTGCTGTTACCTGAGGTTCTCCACCCGCTGGATTGACTGGTTGTCCAATACCTTGTTCTTCTTCTTCATCAATCTCTTTTTGCATTTGTTCAATTTCTTCATCATTCATTTGAAGAATATTTTTCTTTACCCATTTAGATGAATAGTATCTACCTAGATAAGGGTCAACTGTTTGAAGAACACTAAGTCTTTCACGGAGAATTTCTGCATCACGCATCTCTGTGAAATTGTTATCTTTCTTATAGTCGTAATAAACATCTTCTTTGAATTGATCCCATTCTTCTCTGGAACAAATACCTTTTAATGCCAATTGAATTGCAAGTGCATTATCAAAGATTTGTGAAAACTTATTACGGAGACGAATAATAAACTTAGTAAATTTAACTTCGTCACGGGTAACTTCAGAAACACGGCCAAGACCAATCATACCGCCTTGTTGTGGTTCTAAACGAGAAATTGGAACATTTAAAGACTGCATTAATTTCTGTCTGAAATACTTAACATCTTCTAACTCGCCAAGGTTTTGACCGGCAGGTAATGTAGTAATCT